TTGGTTGATCACAAATCTTTGATCGTAGAGCCACACCATATTTGCCTGTATCTAATGCATGAAATAGTGCGCCAGCTGCGAGTCTTTCATTATCTTCTTCATGTAGATATTCCCTAAACGATTTCATGAGATTTTCCTTGACAAGCCACTATTGGAACGATATATTTATAATGTTGCAGTTGAATGCAATTTATTTAGATTCTAGTCGAGTTAGAAATCTATCAAATAGATTAGATCTTTCTTCTTCGGTTTCATACTTGACTCTTGTATCATCGTATCCCCTACGAGTTCTTAAAGCCACAGAATCTTTAGATAGCCAAGATCTTTGCAACTTGTTTCTAAATTCATTGATTTCATCTGTTGTCAAGTTCTTATGAAGGATGACTGATTCTTCATAGAGATTATCATACATTTTTTTCAATTCATGCACATTTGGAATTATATTATTTGTATCCAATTGAGATACATTCCACATGCATTTATCTTTGAAGAATTCGAGACCACTCAATCCTGTTCTAAATCCAAAATCCAATTCTTGTGCTTTCGCGAGCGTCATGAAGTCTGAATTATTGTTTATTCTAACCAACTTTAATTTAATGTCGTATTTGCTTGCCAATTTGCTAAGAAATTGTTCAGGAATGTTTGTTGTGGTCGATGTGATGCCGATGATGTGACTGCTATTTTTTGCGGTCAAATCTTTCCACGTTCTCGTTCCTACTGAACACAACTCAATGGGTGCAGAATAGTTTATGAAAAGCAAATTTTCCTTAGCTATTCTAACATAGCAAACAGAATTGTTTTGATCAGATGATCCATCAATGTTTGTTGTTAGTACATATAGTGTTGGTTTTTGTGAATTTTCCCACAACATCTTGCTTAGGGCACAATTTGAATTCGTGCTGGTAATGTTGACTTTGTACTCAGAAAACTGTTTGACGTATTCCTGAAGCAATTGACTATTGATGCCTGTGGATGATCCATTATTTACAATAGTCAATTCTTTAGCAAAAGAATATTGTCCAAAAACAATTAAAAAGAATAAAAATACGAACTTGAACATGGCAATTTCTCCGTCAATAGAGTTTGATATAGTATTTCTTGCTAACATATCCTATACACAATATGTATAGTAATTCTTTTCTATCTATGTGTCTAAAAAAATTTGATTGTATGAAAGATACAAATTTATCATAATTCATGGAGGCTAATGAATCTTTATTATCTACATACAGTTTTAGATTTAGTGGTTCCGACATATCTGTATAACCGGGTATTATACCAGTTTTACTTAATTCTTTCAATATAGGCATATTATCATATTTGAAAATTAAATCAGAATTTTTTAAACCCGAGTAAGGTATTTTTGTCTTGAACGAATATAGGACTCTGGCAAGTTCATCTTGTTTTTTTCTTGTTCCGTATAAAATTGTAGGATTCTCAAAAAAACTTTTTGAAAAATTTCTATTGATCACATGAGCCTGTTTCAAAAACATTTTGACAGCGGTTGGATGAATGTAAAATAGCTCGTGGTTATTTGGAATATCTTCAACAGTCAAGTTATGTTGCAAATCGATTCTACTTAATATTGTATTATCAACTAGAGTAAAATACACACCCTTTTCGTCATGAACCAAATTCGGTTTTTCTATACCCCATATGTGAGCCGTTTTCTTTTTTTGCTTGATGATTTTCCATTCGGGCTTGAAATTTGGATTTCTGGATCTATCCATATGCCTATGCGTTAGCATGACACTTGCATTTCCTTTCATGTCATCCATAAAGGCTTTTTCGTTTTTACTTTCCCAAAATTTTTTATGTATTTCATAAAAGTTATCAACATATGTAATCTTTGTATGCGGAGAATATGTTTCTACCATATATTTTGCAATGGGAATAGCACTCATCTGAGCTTCATAAAATTCAGCATACATTGCAAAAGTGTCTGGATCGTTTTTTTGCAAATGAGCTATTGTTTGCTCATTGAAGTAGCTATAAATGAAAATTTCATCTAGAAATATATTGTTGAGCAAAAATGTTTCTAGAATATTGTGACTATCTGGACCACCGCTATAGTTTAGTATTAGATAATCATAATTGTTTCTTAATTCATATGCTCTTTGAAGATATAGTTGTTGCAAACTTTCCTCTGGTTCCAATGACAGATCTAGTTTGTCCAACTCGTTCTCAAAGTGAAAAAGTTTCCAAACTGTATCTCCCTTGTTTTGCGGCAAACGTGATGATGATACAGCTAGTACTTTATTTGGATATTTTTTTCCGCTGTGTTCATAAAAATTGTAGTATGGATGGTTTTCTAACATTTCAGTTATCCAAAATAAATTGTTGTTACTCTATATACAATTTGTTGTATATGATTTTGAAGCAAAAAACAATATACAAAAGGTAGCAAATCGTGTTTACGCAATAAAAATCCAAAAATAGAAAACACAAGCAAGACAACAACGTAGTATAGTTCTTGTCCGTAATTGAAACCTATCGTATATACGCCATACAATATAAGAAATATCATGCAAAAACACAATACTCTTTTTGCCTTGAAAAATATCATACTAATGGAATTGATTAGATTCCAAGATACCAAAAAACAAATCGCATTGATAATCAATAAACAAGACAAAATATAAAAAACATTCTGAGTTATGGTTGACCATATTGCTGAAACGTTTTGATTTGACACTATTTCCAATAAGATATATTCACTTGGTACTATTGCAACAGATAGCATCAACAACGGAAAAAGAACTGAAATGTTTGCAGAGTTGTTGGCAGATTCTGCTGCAATTGCTTGATACAAAAATTTGTTTGGATTGAGTTTCTTTTCAATCAAGAAAGCCAAATAACTGCTAATGCTTGTACCGACATATGGAATTATCCCACTTATGAATCCTATGAAGGAAGATCGAATAGCTACAAAACTATGTTGTAAAGCAAGATTTGTCTTGTCAAAAACTTTTTCATAGTGAAATTGAATGGTTTTTATCTGCTCTAAATCATAGATCATTTTAATTACATTCGGTATCGCATAAATTCCTAGAACTGCCGGTAATATTGGAATGCCAGAATATAGATAAACATTTCCGAACGTCAAAAAATCTTGATTGTATAGAGGATCATACCCAACTTTGCCGGCGTACCAACCCAATATTATAAAAGCTATTGATACTAGTTTCTTGTTGCTACTAAAAAAGACACATAGTATTAATCCTACAATCAAGCTATTTAAAGCAATGTAGCTTTTTAAGTAAAAGATAATTTCAGAAAAAAAATCAAAGATTGCGAAAAATAAAAACAAACTAATGATTGAGGCAACAAAACTACCATAACAAGACAAAAAATGTGCTTCATTAAACTTATTTGAATCAATTATTTGGTCTCTAATTGCAAACAGAGGCAAGCTTGTCGTTTCTCCAGGAATGCCAAAAGTTAAAGTCGTTATGCTTCCAAAATATTGACTGGTCGCTGATGCAACACAGTAAAATACCACGCAAAACAATAAAGATTGACTAATCAAATAAGGAAAACATAGCAATAAAAATGTGGACAATCCTAAACCCGGAACTAGTCCTACGATTATTCCAGAAATTAATCCAAAAAATGAAGGAATCAAGAAATCAATCATATCTTACTTGATCTTCTTATCTTGCATTGTATCCACTTGTTGTATGTATTCTCCATCAACACACTCAAGTCAAATTGATACTTTGCTTCATAGTATGTGCATTCACTCTTTGATTTGCACAATCTCAATATCTCTCTACGAAACTTGTGAATGCCTAGCTTTTGTACATCCGCATTCAATTCTTCTGATGATGAATAGTATTTCTTCCAATCAGATTCTACTCTGATCTTTTTCTTTTTACCTTTGACTTGCTTTCTACCAGCACGGGTAAAGAGTTTTTTGCCAATATAAAAACGCCCATCGTGGAGATTTGTTATTCTATAAACAAAACCCACGTGGGAGTTAATCATTTCTGATGTAAAGATTTTTTCGTTTAGAAGCCAGGGGTTTTCATAATCCATACATTATATATTACAGATTTTATATCAGTTGTTTAGTTCATAATGATGTTGTGCGTCTAGATGTTTTTCAATATGCTCAAGTCCGCGAGAACCATGTTTTTCTTGAACTGCTGCTATACTTAGTATTGTCCACGATTCTCTCTCTAAGATTATTTGTTTTCTTTAGAATACCAACCAGGAGCTTCTGATCCAGTTAGATGAGTATAATGCTGATCAAGATGATCTAAACCGGGTTGACCATGTTCTCCGGCAACGTCTGCAGTCGCTCTTTCATGTGCTTCTACACTTGAGTCACCTCGTGAAAGATATCTCGCCATTGATTTATGATACATGCCTAGCGCAGATGCACGAGTTTTCTTTTGATTATCTTTACTCTTCTCAATTGATTTCCAAAACTTGTCTCCGGTTCTATCAATCTGTTTTCCTGATGCTTCATCCAGCTTGATACCATTGATCTGTGCCATACGAATTCTATATTGAATTGATGTGTCGTCCATGATTCTCTCTCTCTAGAATTGAGATATATTGATTATTTATTCTTCTTCCTCATTCCAGGAATCATCTTCTTCGGCATCATCAAAGTCATACATATGGCCGCAGAACGGGCAATAGCAGTCTTTGCCCGTTACTGCATCCTCATCATACTCTATGGTGTATTCAGAGTCGCATGATACGCATTGTAGTGTTCTCTCCATCACACCACCTCACATGATCCTGCAGTACACGAAAGCTCCTGAGTTCCCGTCGTCGTATCACGCTTTTCATACTCTGATAGCTTAGTCCAATCAACATCCTTTGGCATTTTTTCAAGCATTGCTTCATACTGTTCTTTCGTGCAATCTTGATATGGCATTTGTTTGTATGATGCATCAGAGAACGGCAAGAATGAAACGCCAGACATTTCATCAAAATGCTCATAGACCCATGCACCGACTTCCATCCACTCATCTTCCTTCACGGAAATAGTGACAGAAGGCTTATGCTCGCAGAAATGACGCTGGTATTCAAGCCACAATTCAAGCTGCTCAATTGCAGTCATGTCCTTACGAAATACTGCATTCTCTGGAGTTCTCATTGGGAATGCAAAGACATATGTGTGATCAGGCTTCATCACATCGTCTTCAACAGGAAATCCTGCATCAACCATCATCTTGGCCAATGGGTCTTTCTTGTCAGCACGAACAGTACGAATGTAATATGGTGCATGACGAGCATGAATACCTGATGCCGAGTCAACAAGCTGTGACACAGTTCCAGATGGCTTTACACAAGTGATGGCTGCTGAACGAGGAATACCTAGCTTCTTTGCCCATTCAGTATTTGTAGTGACTGCATGAGTGCGAATAGCATTCAATGTCGAACGCAGTTCTTCGCGTCCCTTCTTGCCGTTCGTGATCTCATTGTCCATGATACCAGTCAATGATACGCCAAGCAATCTTTCTTCATCGCAATTGTTCTTCCATGTATTACGAAGATACTTGAAGTTCGTCAATGTTGATTGCCATGTACCAAGAATAGTTGCAAGTCTGATCTTGCGATGAAGATCAACTGCGCTATCATTTGCGCGAACAACGACTTCAGTCAGATTGCAGAATTCACGATTGCGAAGAATGATCTCCGAGCAGGGATTCGTTCCAAATTCAAAATCTGGATTGCGACGACCATACTTCTTTGCTTGGCTCTGTGAAGCTGTGCGCGAGAAGATTCCGCGCTCACCTGACTTTGATTCATAAAGTGCAAACCATTCCTTCATGAATACAGACATGTCAGGCTTACGTTTTGCAACGAATGAATTATTTGCTAGTGCGCGCTGTGGATTGTTTTCCCACCACATACCAGACTTCGCAGTACGCATACCATCGTCGGAAAGATCTGACAATGAAATAAGGGCCGAGCGACGAACGCCACCAACAACAACGATTTCTGCGATCTTGCATACAATGTCGTGGCATTCAAGTGAAGTCAGCTTGCGACCAGCTGCGTTCTTGAAGATGCGAGAAACAAATTCAAATAGAGCAACAAGCGGCTCTGGCCCAGATGCACGACCACCAAATGTCTTCAACGGCATTCCTGCAGGTCTAACTTTAGATACATCCCAACGTGGAACCTGACCGCCATAAAGAAGATGAATGATTTCCTTTAGTGCCTTTGCCCATCCCAACTTGCTATCGCCGACTACTACAGTAGTGTCTGTCTCAAAGAAATCTTCAGCGATGATAGGAAGTTGATCGGTATATTTCTGTTCGACCGAGAAACCAACTCCAGTACCATTCATTAGAATGTATAGGATTTCATCGAACGAACGTGGAGAATCGACAGCAACGTATGAGCAATTATATCCAGCAACATTTTCACGCTTCAATGCTTCGCCTGCAGTCATCAAGCAACGCATCGATGGCATGATATCAAGGCTGAGAACAGCGTCTTCCAGTTCACGACGTTCTTCTGGCTTGACCTTGTAATTGCAAACTTCCTTTAGGTGTTCTTCAAAGAAATCAAAGTAACGACCGACAGTTTCAAACCAAGTTTCTCTTCTGTTCTTGTCTGGCAACCATCTTGAATATCGTGAAAGATGGATAAAGGATTGATACTGTGTCGGAAGTGAATTACTCATCTCGTGCCTCTTTATTGATTATTGGTTGAAATAATTTTATCGATAGGAAATACCTGAGATATTACCTTTGCAGCCTCTATGGCTATTAGTCTATGTTCTTTTTGAGTTCCGTTCGCCGAACGTAGTTCTATATAGTGGACCCAAGAACGAAGGGATCCCTTCATGTACATGCGAGTTAGAACTAATCCTTCAGGAAGAACTGAGCGCGCAACTTCTTTGGCAATACCATTTGCTATTGCCCAGTTGTAGAACTTTGATGACATCTCGGAAAGTCTTTTTTGATACTCATTCCACATTTCATAAGTATCTTTTTGACTAATGTCAGTCAAATCCATTTCAGTTGAGTTCTGTCTATTTTTTGTATCTTGATATCTTGCCTCTCTAAATTCAAATCCAAGATCGGCAACTGCGTATCTCTGACTAAATTCTTGAAATTCAAATGAACGATGGCGCAATATCTGTCGTGCGATATCGCGTGTGGTTTCAATTTCCAAAGTCATGTCAACCATTTGAAGCGGAGACCAATGCTTGTTCCGAATCAAGTAATTGACAAGTTTCTCTGACGTTTCATTGTTGAATTGATTTGCTGGATTAGATACGCGCGCACAGTATGCCACTAGATCAACAGGTGTAGAAATCCCTTGATCTTGCAATCGCTTCACTGGTTGTGTGTAGGACACTAATTCTATTTTCATGATTCACCCATCATTAGCGGATAGTATACTTATGATGATTATATCATGAAAATAGAAAATATCAACAAAAAATATTTTTATATTTTTTTCCACTGATTGAGCATGAACTTGGCTTTCACGCCACTATGTGTGTTTGCGTCGATCAATGTTACAATTTGTTGCGTCGTATAACCAGCAAGTATCAAATCATTGATGTCTTTCAATTGCACAGTCGATGGCCAGATGCACACTTTCAAGCCAGAGTCTATGTTTTGAGCAATCTGACGAACGATATCCTTGTTTCTTGGTTCATTGTCCGAGATGAATACCGCAGTCTCTTCATTGATATATTCACGAACTTGAATCAGATTTGCACCAGCAATTGCAATTGCATTTGGCAGAAACATTGAATCAATTGGGCCTTCGACAACATATGTTGTCTTACCAACGTCAAGTCGATCAAGACCATAGATCTTTGGTGATGTTTCATCTACCTTGATGGTTATATATCGAATCTTGTTGTTATCAGCCAATGCACGACCTTGCACAGCAACTAGACGCTTTTTGACATCATAGAATGGAATCACGATGCGAGAATCGCTTTTCAATTCCTTGCCGTGATCGGGAGACAATTCATCGATGAATGAACGAAAGTCTTCGGCATAGTATAGCTGATTATAGAACTCCTTGGGAATCCTACGATTCGCGATATATTGACGAGCATAATGTTCTTCTTGTAGAGATTCAATCGTTGGTAGATTGATCTTTGCACGAAAGATTGGTGACTTCATGACAAGCTTTGGTTCTGTGTTTGTCGTTGCGTTATTGGCGGCACCAAACTTTTCCATCATGTATTCGCGATATAGCGTTTCGTCTATGATCTTGACAAATGCTGGAATGGACATTGACGCAGAGCAATTGTGACACTTGTACATCAAGCTTCCCTTGAGTTCAAATGCATAACCACGGGCCTTCAACTTGTTCTTATGAGAATCGCCACATAGTGGACATCTCATGTTTGCAAGTCTATCGCCTTTCCACGCAAAGCGTTCCAGCTTGTGCGAGATCAAGTTTAGGTATTTTTTATCTAGCCACATCATTTCGTCATTATAGACGACCAGGGCTGTAAAGTCAAATTATTTGAAGAA